CGGCCCCCTGGAAAAGGGCCGTTCTCCCGTCTTAACGTTAATCAGTCAAGGAGTTGATATGTCTAAGTCCAAAAGCCGGAGTGAGCTTACACGGGATGTGCAAGCGCTCCAACAGCGTCTTGCGCTTTCCGATAAGCGTATCCGTCGACTTCAGTATGCGTTTATCACGCTACTGCGGTCGTTCGGCACTTCGTCTACTTTTGGACCCGAACCAGGTGTTCTCACTGGTCTTGGCTTTTCGTTGTCTGCGACAGTCCTTACGGACCCGTCGGGGACCTCGTTGGTCAGTTCCATTGTGGAATACCTGGACCTTCCATCTGATCAACTTGAGTCTGACTATGGTCGTATTACGGTTCCTTAACCGGAGCCCTATATGATTATACGTCTACTCTTGTTTCTCATTTGTCAGGTGTCATATTCATTCCTTAACGCTCTAGCGACCGAGGTTGCTAGGATCTTCGTTAAGACTATTCGGAAGAGGTAAGCTAATGCGCACTAGATCTCACACGGTCACGTCCCATGCGAAGTCACCAGTTTCTGTTAAGGAAGATGTTCATTACACCAATCCTGATATGGCTGCTATATACGATGTACATAGTATTCATACTTTGGAGTGTAATGCATCCTACCCATCAGAAGCTTCGTCGATTTCGGATGTCGTTGCTATGCGTCCACAGGTTCGTGTTTCTCCTATTACAGGGCGTTGGGAGTGGATTAAATATCCAAAATCCAATGTTGGTAAGGTCTTTCGACCCGTCCATCCCTGTATTCACACTAAATCCCGATTCTCTTCTAACGAAGAGGTCAAGATCAAGTGGGGAGGCATGTTTTCTGTCGGTAACGTTAACAACGAGCGTGAGATCACGCATGCCTATACATTCCCCGATGGTGTTTCCTTTTGGGATCAGTTTCTTACATACCCTCTTGACTTCGATAGACTCGAAGACATAGATCGTCTGTACAGTGCTGATGACTATTGGAATCACGACTGGTTTGCTCTCGCAGACTCGTTTTACGAGATGTGCGATCAATTCATTCCTTCCAGTTTTCTTCTAGGTGAAGACATTGCCGAGAATAGCATCTTCGTTGATGCGTTCAAAGCTGTTCTTAACCCTACGCGCGCTATCAAGCTCTTTATTGATCTTGGTAGACGCACGTTGAAGTCATACCGGAAAATGAATCTTAAGCAAGTATCGAGGAAATTGGCTAAGGATTCGTCCGATTCCCATTTAATGTATATATTTGGGATTAAACCCGCTATCGATGACATTATTTCTGCCCTGGAGGTCCACCGTAAGGTGTCCTCTAGGATGAAATTTCTGTCAGCAGTAGGCGGGCGGTTCGTTCCTATCCGTGTTCGGAAGCCATTGGCTTCCGCCTTCGAGAATCAAACTCCAACCTTTAGTCTGGATGGTTTGCCGTCTTACTTCTTTAACTGCAAAGTTAAACGTAAGATTGCTTGCATTTCAGCCTATGGTCGAGTGAGAGAGGATCTAAACTTTGGAGATACTTGGTCTGCTTACCTACAATACTTTGGTGTTAATAAAGTAGTAGGCCTTGCATGGGAATTAATTCCCTTCTCCTTTGTGGTAGATTGGTTCACCAATGCTCAGGAGCACATCAATCAATTGACGCGTCTCCAGACTGGCGGACCTTTCACCGAGTTCAGAGGTCTGACTGCATCCGAGAAGAAAGAGCTAGTGGAGGAACTATACGTCACTCCATTTCGCAATCAATCTCTCGGTATGAATCAGATATCCCCTCTGGATCCAGTCAAGCTAGGTGATTTCACCCAGACTGACTATCGAAGGTACCTCACTATTCCGAATGATTCAAGCGACTTCGACTGGTCGTCGTTTGGACCCTACCAATTACTCGCTTCAGGTTCTTTGCTTTTACAAAGAGCTTTGCGATAACTAGTCCGCTGGTGGGCGCCCCACCTCATCAGCCACCCAAGCCAATAGCCATTAGACTACTGGTTTAAATTCGGTGGCATAACAAGGAGTGCTTCCTATGTCAATCATCGTTACTAAGTCCAATGGGACTTCCGATGTTACTTACGTTCTCCAATCGAACGACGGCTCGAAGAAGGTCTTCCGCAATGAATCTGCGGGTCTCACGACCCCGGAGGAATTGCGTATTACCCATTTTCTTCGGCCCTCGAACGCGAAAGGAACTGATCGGCATCAGGTCACGCTCGTAAAGAACGTGGCTGACACTGTCACTGGGCAGATTTTATCTGTCGCTGTCAGTTTGCAAATCAATGTTCCTCGGAGTGCGGATGTCACCATTGCCATGATAAAAGATCTCATGGCGCAGTTGACGTCCTACTGCAACCTCACTGCGAATGTTACGTCTCTCGTGAATGGAGGTACCCCCGAAGGGGACTTCAATGTCACGGGTCCGTTTAATCCCTCTATTGCTTGAGGGAACAAACTCAGTAAGTAGCTGTAATAAGTTACTTCGGCGATGTACTTGACAATGGAAGCTCTGGAGGTACGCCCTTTATGGGTCACCTTAATGAGTTCCAGAAGCGATTCATCGCGCTCCGTCAAACAATGTTGGTTGACGGCGCTTTTCGAGGCTTACCTACTAACAACAATGTCCTTCGCTATCTAGTTAAAAGGCTAGAGAATGAAGGTTCCAGCTTTATTAAGGTTACTCTCCCTAAATTGGGAAAAGCCCTTGATAACGGTCTGGTCTCGGGACATTTTGAATGTCCTAAAGACTTTCGCGTTAGTGGGAACACGCGGTTGCCTCTCTTCGGGTATGAGATGTTTTGTCTCATCTTCGAGGACGCAGGTGCGCTTCGAAATGCACCTAGTGTCGAAGCGATTGGATTCCTACGCCAGTTTCTACTTTTTGAGAGTAAGCTCTTCTATGAGCCTACAATCGATCAGAAGAACCAGGCGGTAGATGAGTTTGCTACTCGAATGCGCAATCTTCGTAGAGTGCGTATCAATACTGCAAACCCTCTACTTCAGCGTGCCAAATGGTACCTGACTAGGGCTCTTAAGCATCTAGATCTATCTTCTATTACCCCTGGACATGGTCCAGGTGTCGTAGCTGAGCGACTAGATAAATTTGAGCGTTGGGATTTTAACACTTGGTCTGTAAAGGCCGAACGTTTTTATCCCTATATTCCTTTCGCAAAGCATAGCCTTCATAGTTATTTCGCCTCTAATGCTCCCACGTATGTACGTCAAGTGCATACGCGTTGCGCGTTAGTTCCGAAAGACTTTAAAGGTCCAAGATTGATCTCTGCTGAAAGTGTTGTTAATCAATACCTGCAGCAGGGTCAAATGAAGAGAATGATGGAATACTTTGCCACTAACCCGCTCTTGCGTTGCTCTATTAGACTAAAGGATCAGTCCTTTAATCAGAGAGCTGCTGCTCGTGCGAGTCAGGACTGTTTAGCGACTGTCGACTTATCATCGGCGAGCGATACAGTCTCAGTCCCCCTTGTGTGGTTTCTCCTTTCAGGAGTTCCAAAACTAAGGAGGTTTCTGATGGCAACCAGATCTGACTATATGCTTTACGCAGATAGAAAGATTCGTATTACATCCTTTGCTCCGATGGGATCAGCTACATGCTTTCCCGTCGAAACTCTCGTTTTCTGGAGTTTGGCTATCGCCTCTCTCGAGATTACAAGACTTCATCCCAAGACAGGCAAACCTGTCATGGGTCCCTATGCTTTAGCCCGTGATATACGAGTCTTCGGAGATGATATTATCATTCCCGAGGAGGCGTATCCAACCCTTTCTGCTCTACTTACTTCGGTCGGTTGTGAGGTGAATGTCCAAAAGACATGCTACCGCACTCCCTTCCGTGAGTCATGTGGGACAGAGTGGTACGGTCGTTTTGACGTCTCCCTGATAAGGAACCGTCAATACGATTATGGGCGACACGATGTTAGCCAACACCCCATTGTTTGTAGTCTGCAGAGAAAATTCTTCTCTAGAGGCTACTTCGCAGTGGCTGCACTCTTATCGAAGTGGGCACAAGAAATAGTGCCTACTCCGACTTACGCAATCTCCTCATATTTACCGAAATCGGTATATGATGAATTGGGTGTCTTTCTTTCTCATCGTGAAGAGGCTCATCCACCTGTTCGCCTAACGGCTGACATCGTGGGTTACCTCGGTTACTTTGAGAGAGAGAGTTTAGACCTTGATAGGTTCGGCGGTCTTCTAGGCTGGGAGAAGGATTTACCTTCTTCTCTCAAAACTAGGTTCAACCGATCTTATCAACGTACCGAATGCAGGCTCCCTACTTACTTTCAGAGAAGTAGAGAGTGGGTCACCGGCGGTTATCCTCGTCTAATGGCGAGGTTACTAGGTGACAAGACTGATCGGATCGCCCTCCGTGACCTTAGGGTCAGAATGGCGTGGACAGAAATACCTTGATATACCCTTTTAGTATATCT